CTGTGAAGTGTGAACCCAGGCTGGACCCCCTACAAGCGTTGCAACACTTGTACCGATTTGAAGCTAGAGATGCCGGATCTCATCTCACTCGTAGGCAGGGCGCCGGCTCGAGCCTTGGATTCTTGCGCTCTGGAGAACGCACTGAGTCCTTGATCGGTAAATCGAAGGTCGAATTTATCAATCGTTTGAGCCATCTTGACGAACTTCTCAAATCCGGGATGGTGTTTACAGTTCTCCAGAATCATGATAGCCCGTAAGGCAAAGTAGTCGCTACCTTCAATGCCTTCTCTCTCAAAGTTCGTCCATCTCTCAAGGTATTTCAGCCTCGCCAAAGCCCTGAACAGTGAATAAACACCGCCCAAGTGGTTGCCGTCAGCACGGTAATTGGGATGATAATACCTCTGAAGGTAAACGGCCTCGTTACTCAAGAACACTTCGCTCTTATCGGTATTGAGAGTGAAGCCCGCAGACTCGAACTGTTGCTCGAATTCGCGTCGCCTTTCACGCGGTATGAGATGTACGCCGTCGTCTCCTTGAATTTCAGATCTGACCATTCCAAGTTCCATCGAAACTTGCCACTGGACAATTGAATCGATGGTATTAGTGAAGCCAGACCCGGACGGCACCCCGTGTGTTCCAGATACTTCGCCGTCGGGAGTATAAACGGGGATTTGGACAAAACGCTCGAATAATCGGACGATATGTTCAAACTCACTCCGTTGGAAATGGGAAGCGACAAATCCAAAGGCTTGTGCACAGTGCTGAGGACTAATGGAAGCATCATAGCCGCTGAAATCAACACAATACACAATGTCATCTTCACGCCTTTCAACGAGAAGAAGGTTTGTAACCGCTTGGTCAACATGATCGGGACCTCTGAGTGCACTCCTGAATTGCAGATTCTTTTCCACTTCCAAGAAGGGGATGAGGAACCGTTGTTCGAGGAGTGTGTCGCTCAAGGGATACCCCCATATATTGCGGGTTTTCCCACCCTCCTGTGTTCTCGTGAAGAGTACACAAGGATATACACCCTGTTGTGCTTCAATATCATTGACATCGAAGCCTTCGTCCAGCACAGAACCCTTTCGAGTCATGTACGGTAAGCCAGCCGAGCTGGAACGAAGCAGACGTTGTTTAGCCGATTCAATCGAAGCCGGCCTGAGGTTTCCAAATTTGGATGGCTGCTCAAGCGCAACAAAGTCTTTGTCCTGGAAGTAGGCGAACAAGGACGATTTCCGTTCCTCCCAAGGTACAGCTATACTCCTGGGACCTAACTTGGATCGATTATCGTCCTCGATTTGTCGAAGTTTGTCGGTGAGGTCGCACTCTGACAAGATTGACTCGACTTGATCAATCAAGTTGTCATCATCGATATCCTCATATCCAGGGGACATAAGTACTTCGGATGAACCTTTCGAGATACGTCCATTATTCACGGACAAGCTCGCGTTGGCGGCATCTGATAGACCTCCGCGCCAATGAGGTTGTGCGTCAATTTTCATGACATTACTCCTGTG